TGAGCAGCGAGCGCTTGTGCAGCTGATGGTTGAGCAGGCAGAAACGAAGCAGCGGCTCGCCGTCACCGAAGCCGAGCAGGCGGTGCATGCGGACAAGATCAAGCGCATCGAAGCAAAACAGCAAGCCTTCGAGGAAGGCTCGAAGTTCTTCACGGTTCTTGGCTTTTTTGTTTGGCGCGCACTCCCAGCAATGTCCCTGGCAGAAACTGCGCAGTTCGGAAAGCGTGCGACGAAGCTCAGCCGAGAGCGTGGCGTGATCGTCGATCGTGTACGCGACCCCCGCTTCGGGATGGTCAACTCATACCATGAGGACATTCTTCAGGCGGTTCTCGACTCTTTCATGGCGGATTAGATCGCCATGAAAGCCATCACAAAAAACCCGCTTCAGAACGAGCCATACCGCCGATGGGTCAGTGAGCGCGACTGCGAGCACTGTGGCCGCCCCGGGCCATCACGAGCAGTAGCCGCGCAATTTGGACATCCGGCCAGCGATACAGCCATCTTCGCGCTCTGTGCCGATGATCCAGGCCGGCGCGGATGCGGCTCCATCATCGCAAGCAAGCTCTTCACGCCAGAGCAACGCCGCACGCTCGAGGCGCAGTACGTCACCCGCACGCAGCTCGAAGCCAAGATGGCCGGCGCATGGCCGCGGGAGTGGGCGCAATGATCACCTGCGACCCATGCCAGCGTGCCGAAGCGCACCCGCACAGCGGGCTGTACCAATCGGGGTGCATTGGATGCGAAGCGCGCGCCATAGCCAACGGGCCAGAGGCTCACGCACGCGAGGCTGATCCCGGGCCGCTGCAGGCCGCCATGAGGCGCGTTTGGAGCGATGATGCCAAATACCGCCAGGGTCGAACGATGGTGTGGGAATGGCTCAAGCGGGCCGGGCAGGCGTAAAGCGGATGCGGGCAAAAAGCGCCGGGTGCCTCCTTGCGATGGTCATCAGGCCATACACGCGTCGGGTGAATCTCACATACTGCGCTTGCATGGATTCGTGATGGGTCATGGCCGCTACTCCCGAGAGCCACACCTCGGCAGCCCATAACGCGAAGATACGCCGATGGCTGGCCCCATGTGCAAGGACAAACCCTACCCCAATTCTTCACAGGGTTTGCACCGATGCGCAGGGAGCCAGGCAGGCATACAGTCAACACATCGACCAACCACCCACCGGAGAGCAACATGAGCAAAATTTTCCAAGACACCCAGCCGGATCACGAACTCCAAGGATTCGAGTCCGATCGCTATTGGCTCATCGCAGCAATTTGCATCAGCCTGTGCAGCGTATCCGCCTGCGCATTCATCATCATCTCCTGGCTGATTTAGCTTCATGACGCTGAACCGGGCAGCGGGCCACTAGGTGGCACTCCCATAGCCATTGCACCGATGGCGACCCGGGGAGGTGATACAGCAGCATCCAGCCCGCGTGGGTAGCCTGATGGATGCACCCTCAACCAACTTGGAGTAACACCATGATCAATCTTCGCCTCATCCTCAAAGACATCGCATCGGACCTCTTCGACTGGGCGCTGATCCTGGCGATGGCAGTCGGCATCCTCATCCTGTCCGCCTCGGCGCCGGCTCATGCGGCTGATTCGGAGTGGGTCGAGATTGGAAATAGCACGCAGGCGACGGCCTATATCTCACCCGCCCGCATCAAGGCGACTGGCGACGGTCGCCCGTCTTTCTGGGTAAGAATACTGACCATACGGGAAGGGGCTCCGCCGGCCGTGGTCAGCCTCTGGCGCGTCGACTGCGCCGCGCAGCGGATTATTACTGTCACATCGACTGGCTACGCAAAAAACGGGGATGTACTCGGGTCGATATCGCAGCAGCCCGAGGAATACATACTGCCAGGCAGCGTCGCTGATGTCGCATCCCAGATCGTCTGCCAGATCGACAAGTCCGCAGCCGCTAAATCCGTGAAGGCCCTGTGATGAACACATTTTCGATAGTCGGCCAGGTGGCTACCATCATCGCGGTGGCATCGATCGGCGGCGCGATCCTCCTGGCTCTGTGGCACCTCTACAAAGACGCCAGGGAAGCCATGCAGGCGTCCTCCAGGAAGGATCGCACAATCGAGGCGCTGGCTGGGGTGATTCTGGATGACGAGATCTTCGGTCATGAAGCCGCGCCACCACAAATTACCTGGCCTGAGATACCGGAGACGAAAAGCTACCCGCCATGTTATACTCACACACATGAGCGTAACGCGTGAACCCAAAGACTCCGGCCTGACAAGGGTAGATGTAGGCCGCACGCCGTCTCGGAAAGAAGCCTCCCGCTGATATCCCGGGGGGCTTTTTGCCGTCTGGGGTGTTGCAGAACCAAAAAAACACGTGTAGAATTGAGTCTCCAGGTGCTGGCACACCAAAGCACATGAGGCCCATTGCTCATGCGTTCACGCCGAAAGGCAAGATGTGCCAGCATCCGAACGCAGTAGCAATGGGCTTTTTGCGTTCGGCATGGGGTACAGGATCGGGTTTTAGCGTTTTCGTTTTGCCAATAGTGTCGCCAGTAGGAAACCTGTTTCATGCCAGCGTGAGTAAGCCGGTATGTGACGCCCCCACGGACGGGAGCAGGTGTAGGACTTGGAGGAGGGGCAAAACGGGTCGTGACAACGGTGGCTGTATCCGAGCTTGGACGGGGAGCCACGATGACATGCCCCAATCGGTAGCGCCTGCTTTGCAGGAGTGGAACCGAGTCAGACGCGCCCAGCTCGCGGAAAGTCCACTCAGATTTGAGGTGTGCGGAGCCCTCAGATTCCCCGGGTGCGGGCCGATAGCCGACCAGGAAATGCGCTGCTCTACTGGCCCTGTCAGTAGGCAGCCCTTTGCCCCAAATACAAACCTCCTCCCTCCCTGGAATTTATCCTGCATGGACATCTACTGCGATGGAAGCTGTGAACCGAATCCCGGCACAGGTGGATGGGGTGTAGCGATCCCCGATACCGGGCAGGAATTCTTTGGAGGCGAGCCCGAGACAACGAACAACCGCATGGAAATGAGAGCGCTGATTGAGGCGCTGAAGGTGGCCCCGCCGGCAAGGAAGTGCACGATCCATACGGACAGCATGTACTGCGTTGATGGCGCGAACACTTGGCGGCATGCATGGGAACGCAATGGGTGGAAGCGCGGGAAGAAAGCGAATTCACTGCCGGTCAAAAATCCCGACCTGTGGAAGGAAATCGCCGCCTTGATGAAGGCAAAACCACTGGCTCGAATCCAATGGGTCAAAGGGCATAACGGAAATCCCGGCAATGAACTGGCAGATGACCTTGCAGGCCAGGGCAGGTGGCAGATTGAGATCCGTGGATAATTGACCCCATGACGTTTGCGAGCGCAACCCATGACCACTAAACCCAAAGCAGCGAAGCCAGCGAAGAAGCCGCCCGCCAAGAAAACCGCCAGCGACAAACCGAAACGCACAGGCCGGCCCAAAGGCTCAGGCTCACTCTACACCCCAGAACTCGCAGCGGAAATCTGCGCCAGACTCAGCAAAGGCGAGCCAATGGCGCAGATTTCGCGCGACAAAGGCATGCCATGCGCAGGAACATTGCACACATGGAAGCAGGAGCGCAAGGACTTTGCTGAAATGTTCGCGCGCGCGCGTCTAGAAGGCTTCGACCAAATCGCCCTCGACGCGCTGCGCATTGCAGATACCCAGGTTGAGGGCGTCGAGATCACGATTGACGACATGGGGAAGACGACGGAGAAGCGGTCGGACATGCTGGGGCACCGCAAGCTGCAGGTCGAGACGCGGCTAAAGCTGCTGGCGAAATGGGACCCGAAGCGTTACGGGGATCGGGTGGCCCTCGATGCTGACGTGACGGTGAAGCGCGCCGCAGCCGAGATGACGGACGAGGAGCTACTCGCCATCGCGACGAAGAAGGCGCAGTCGTGAGCCTCTACCGCAAAGCGCGCCCGGATGAGGCGACGAAGCAAGCCGTTACGGTGCCCGTTATGGCGCCAGCTGTTAGCGCAACCGTTAACACTGTTAACAAAGCGGTTAGCACTGATCGGCACAAGCCGGGTTACATGCGCGACTACATGCGCACGCGACGAGCCGAGCAGAAAGCAAAGCGCGATGCCGTGCCGCCAGCTGACCTCAAAGACATCTGGTTGATGGTCGGCGCAGGCGGATGACTCCCGAGCAAGCAGCATCCATCCTGCTGTCGCGCCGCCAATGCAGGCGCGATCTGGTCGAGTACGCACGGCGCATCCCGATTCCCGGGGCACCACGCCTAGACAAACCGGACGAAGCAATCCCACTGATCGAGACGCAGATTGCCGAGCACCACGAGCTGATATTGCGAGAGCTTCAGCGCACGATGGAGACGGAACACGGCCGGCTGATGATCTTCGCCCCGCCTGGCTCAGCGAAATCGACCATGGCTTCGGTCGTCGGACCAAGCTGGTATCTCGGGCGCAAACCTGGAGCTCGCGTGATCATGGCGAGCTATGGCAGCGACCTTGCCAAGCGCCAAGGCCGCCGGGTGCGGCAGATCCTGAGCGAGCCGGAGACGCAGGCCATCCATCAATGCGGGCTTGACCCCACGCGCTCAGCCGCCGATGACTTCGCGCTGACGAACCGGAGCGAGTACATCGCCATTGGCATGCTGGGCGGCGTTACGGGCAATCGGGCCAATGGGATCATCATCGATGACCCGGTGTCGGGCCGCGAAGATGCGGAATCGAAGACGATCCGCGATAAGACATGGGCGGCGTATCAGGACGATCTGCTGACCCGGCTGATTCCAGGCGGATGGGTAACGATCATCCTGACCCGCTGGCACCAAGACGACCTTGCCGGCCGCATCCTGCCCGAGGCATGGTCCGGCGAATCGGGCGATATCCTCTGCCGCGATGGGAATGTGTGGCGAGTGGTCTGCCTGCAGGCCGAAGCGACGCAGCCGACCGACCCACTCAAGCGCGCGCCCGGGCAGATGCTCTGGCCGCAATGGTTCACGCCGGGTCACTGGGCGCAGTTCCGCGGCAACGCCCGCACGTGGTCATCTCTCTACCAGCAGCTACCAGCGCCGGCGGAGGGCATCCTGTTCCGGGCCTCGGACATGGCGACCTATGACCAAGCGCCGCTCGGGCTGCGCATCATCGGCGCGAGCGACTATGCCGTGACACCAGACGGAGGCGACTGGACGGAGCACGGCATCGCTGGCATCGCGCCCGATGGCTCGCTGTACCTGCTCGATTGGTGGCGCGGCCAGACCGGCCCCGAAGAATGGATCGAGCGCAAGATTGACATGATCATCCGGCACAAGCCGCTCGCGTGGTTCGGTGAGACAGGCCCGATCAGGCGCGCGACCGAGGGTAGTATCAAAGCGCGGATGACTGAGCGGCATGCGCCGTGCCGGATTGAATGGCTGCCGCACATCGGCGACAAGCCGACCAAGGCCCAAGCGGTGATTGCTGTTGCTGGGATGGGCCGGCTGCTGTGGCCGCGCAACGCCGCGTGGGTGCCTGAGTTGCAGCGGCAGTGCTTGGTATTCCCAGCCGGCCGGCCTGACGATGGCGTCGATACTCTCGGCATGCTCGGGCGCGGCGCCGCGTCTCTTGGATCGGCACCAGCAGAGCAATCTCCAGCGCAGATACACTCGCTGATATCCCAAGCGTCGGCAGCTTCTGCCCGCTGGTAATCCCAGCAAGTTAAGGAATCCCGTGCCCCCACATCAACAGCGTGTCATCGACGAAAAGTCAGAGCTGGATGAGAAGCTTCTGAAACTGCGCTCATTCCTCACGTCGTCATTTTTCCAGACGCTACCCGATGATGAACGTGGCAGGTTGGAGCTGCAAGAGGTGCACATGTCTGGATACTCCGAAGTCCTGCGGGATCGCATTGAAAGCTTCACATGATTCGACAGACTGCCCGCCTCATAGGTATCCACGCCCGCGCATTGCGGGAATTCGAGAGGATACAGACCGCCGAATACTCTGAGCGGATGCGATCGCTCAAGGATCGGAGATTCCTGCTGCCGGGCGGCATGTGGGAGGATGAGTTTGCGCGAGCATTCGAGAAGCGTCCGAAGCTGGAAATCAACAAAGTCTTGCTCGGGGTCCGCAGAATCGAAAGCGGATACCGGCAAAACCGCATCAGCGTGGACTACATCGCTGCGGACGATGGCGACAACCAAACCGCTGATATTTGCGATGGCTTGTATCGGGCGGCCGAGCAGCGCCGCAATGCCAATCTCGCCTACGACAACGCCTTTCGCGAGGCGCTGACAGGCGGGCGCGGTGCGTGGAGATTGCGTGCGCTCGAGGAGTCTGAGCTGTCGGAGGAGTATGACGACGAGGGCGACGAGCAAAAGCTGAACGTAGTCATCGAGCCCATCTACGATGCCGACAGCTGCGTGTATTTCGACGCGGATGCCAAGCGCCAGGACAAGGCGGATGCAAGGCGCTGCTGGGTATTGTGCGCGATGGATCGGCACTCATTCGAGGAGGCTTATCCAGACGCGATCACGTCGCCGGTCAATCGCCAGGTGAATCAAGGATATTTCGACTGGTGCACGCCGGATGACATCTACCTCGCCGAGTACTACGAGATTGAGAGCGAGACGACCAAGGTACAAGTCTGGATGGTGCCGCCGTCGCCACAGGATATCGGCAAACCTCCAGCCACCGAAGAGTACACGGACGAGGATTTCGCCGAGGACGAATCGCTTGCAGAGATGCTCAAGGCGCGCGGCCTGTTCCTGGCCCGCACGAAGACGCGTAAGCGCCGTCGAGTCCACAAATACCTGATGTCCGGTAGCCAGATCCTGGAGGATTACGGCCACATCGCTGGATGCGACATACCCATCATCCCAGTGTTCGGGACATATGAAATCATCGACGGCATCCAACGCTGCTTTGGGCACGTTTCGCCGACGCGCGACGCCCAGGTGATGCTCAATGTGAGCTATTCGTGGGTTGCCGAGAATGCATCAACATGGCTGCCGCAGACGCCAGTGATGGACCCGCGGGAGATTGCTGGCATGCAACAGTCATGGATCAATCGCGAAGTCGATCGGCCCAGCTACCTGCTGAAGAACAAGATCAGCCCAACACCAGATGCGACGCAGTTCGCCGCCACCGAGTGGACGCCGCCGACCACGACATCACCGGTGCTGGCCGACCTCCTGCAGATGTGTGATATGGGACTGAAGGAGATTCTTGGGACGCAGCAAGACCCGGCCGACATCACGCCATCACAGATCAGCGGGCATGCAATCGACCTGCTCCAGCATGCCCAGGACGCGCGCACGTACATCTACATCTCCAATCTGGAGATTGCGATGCAGCGCTCGGGTGAAGTCTTCCTCGGCATGGTCCGTGACGTGATGGTCGAGGATGGGCGCGAAGAGGAGATTGTCGATGCGCAGGGCCAGTCCTCTAAGACCGTGCTCAATCAGCCAATCGTGGACAAGTCCACCGGCAAGATGAGCGTCAAGAACGATGTGCGCAGCGCCAAATACTCAGTGGTTGCCCAGTCTGGCCCGGCCTCATCATCGAGGCGCGCGGCTGCGGCCCGTTCGTTTGGCGCGATGGCTGCGACCAGCACCGACCCGCAGGTTAAATCTGTCCTGGAGAGCTTGGCCCTGATGAATTTGGAAGGCGAAGGCATCGAAGACGTGCGGAAGTGGATACGAGACAGGCTGCTGCAACAAGGCGTACTCCAGCCAACAGAGGAGGAAGCCGCGCAAATGGCAGAAGCCGCGAAGAATCAAGCCCCAGATCCGCAGAGCGAATATCTGGAGGCGGCAGCGAAGAATCAACTAGCGCAAGCCGAAGCCAAGACACTGGAAACCCAAGCGTCAGCCGATCTCAAGGCGGCGCAGGTCGAAGAAACGAAAGCGAAGGCCGCCCAGGCGCTGGCGAGTATCGAAGCCGGGAAGATCGATCGGATTCTTCAGATGCTGGAGCAACTGGCGCCGCAGCAGAATCAGGCGCAATTGGCAGAACCCACGGCGCAGTAAAATAACGCCCACATAACCACCACCCGCGAGCGCGGAAGGATGCATTAATGGAAGATGACCTCATCGTCGAAAGCGACTTGGATACTGCAACAGACGAGGGCGCCGATCAGATTGAACAAGTCGATCCGCCAGAAGACAAATCCGAGGAGGAAGTCGAGTTCATCGGATTTGCAGATGACGCGCCGAAGGATGGCGCTCCTGAAGATGGTGATCAATGGAAGGGCCAGGAAGCTCCTGCGTGGGTGAAACAAACCCGCCAAGAGAATCGCGAGCTGAAGAAACGGCTGCGCGAACTCGAATCCAAGAACCCGCCCGACGCGCAGAAACTCCCCGAACTCGGGAAGAAACCAACGCTCGCGGAATGCGAGTATGATGAGGACGCGCTCCAAACCAAGCTAGACGCCTGGTATGAGCAAAAATCGAAGGTTGACGCTGCCAAGGCTGCAGCGGAAGCCGAGCAACAGAAACTGCAAAGCCGCTGGAACGAGAAATTCGCGGCATACACGACAGCCAAGGCCACCTTGGCGCGGGATGACTACGAAGAAGCGGAAAGCGCAGTCCAAGAGGCACTGACGCAAACGCAAATCGGCATCCTGCTGGATGGCACGAAGACACCGGCCCAGCTTGTCTATGCGCTCGGGAAGTCCCCGGCGAAGCTCAAGACTCTGCAAGGCCTGAACCCAGTCGAAACCGCATTCGCGCTCGCGCGTCTGGAGGCACAAGTGCAAGTCAATCGCAAGCCCAAGGTATCTGGTGAGTCCACAGTCAAAGGCGGCACCACGCCCATTGGTGGCGGGTCGTCTGCAAAGCTCGCGCAGCTCGAAGCTGAAGCCGAGAAGACTGGGGACCGCAGCAAAATCCACGCGTACCGGCAACAACTCCGGACGCAAAAGTAATCAACGGAATTCAAGGAATCATCAATCATGAGTAACGGCTTCAGCAAAGAAGAGCGCGTCGCTTTCGACGAAGTCCTCGAAGGCTTCAACGATCAATTGATCATGTCGCAGAACGTGCGCACGTACCGCACCGACGCGCAGAGCATGGAGCGCTCGAACAACATCATCTGGCGCCCAATGCCGTACATCGCGCAGTCGCATGACGGCACCGATGCCACGAGCAACTTCGACGACAACACGCAGCTGTCCGTGCCGGCATCGATCGATCGGACGAAGCATTCGGCACTGATCCTGACATCGGCAGAGTTGAATGACCTGCTGCAGGAAAAGCGCCTCGGCGAGGCAGCGGCCCAAAAGCTCGCCAGCGACATCAATGTGTCGGTGGTCAACGTGGCAGCCTTGCGTGGTAGCCAGGTGATCAAGCGCACGACTGCCGCCACCGGCTATGACGACGTTGCTCAGGCCGACTCGCTGCTGAATGAGATCGGCGTCAGCCCCATGGATCGCATACTTGGGCTGTCTTCGCGCGACTACAACAACATGGCGTCTGCCCTGGCAAAGCCGCAGACCAGCGCAAACTCGAAGGTCAACCCGGCCTACGAAAAGAGCTACGTCGGCATGGTGTCGGGCTTCGACACCTTCAAGCTTGACTACGCCTACCGGTTGCCCGCTGCAGCTGGTGGTGCTGGCCTGACGATTGACACTCGTTCGAGCGCATCGAACTACTGGGTGCCCAAGGCCACCAGCGTTGCCACGACTGGCGAGACGAGCAACGTCGACAACCGCTTCCAGACGATCACGATTTCCAGCACGACCGGTGTCGCTGCGGGCGATTGCTTCACGGTGGCCGGCGTGGATTCCGTCCATATGATCACCAAGCAGGACACCGGCCAGCTGAAGACGTTCCGCGTCGTCTCGGTGGCGTCATCGACCACGCTTGTGATTACCCCGCCGATGATCACCGCGCAGGGCGGAAGCGATGCCGAGTTGCAATACCAAAACTGCGTGGTTTCCGGGAGTGGTGGCGCTACTCAGGCCATTGTGTTTTTGAACACCGTTGCCGCTGCTGCAAACCCGTTTTGGCACAAGGACACCATCGAGATTCTTCCGGGCAAGTACACCGTTCCGAGTGATTCCGGGGTTTCAGTGATGCGTGCCTCGACCGATCAGGGTATTGAAGTCGTCTGCACCAAGTTTTTCGACATCAACACCCACAAGATCAAATATCGCTGGGATACCCGCTGGGGTGTCGCGCTGCTCAATCCGGAAATGGCAGGTTTGATTCTGTTCTCGCAGACCTAAGCTAAATCGCAAGGGGTTTCGGCCCCTTGTGTCATACCCAATTTTCAAGGAATTGAATCATGACCACACAAGTCATATACGCGCTGGGCTCGTCCGGCGATATCTCCATCCCGGCGAATTCCAAGATCGCGATTGCATGCGTCGGCGGCGCGCTGGCAACGCTTTCGACCTCGGTCGCATCGGCCAATTATCCGGCTACGTTCGCCCCGGTGGCGAATATCTCGGGTTCGACCGAGTATCTGTCATCGGCCTTCAGCGTGGCGACCACGGCCCGCGTGGAGAACAGCGGGCCGGGCGCGGTTTACATCAATGTCGGCGCTGCGCCGGTGCTCACTGTGCCGCTGCCGGGCGTGCCATCAGTGCAGCAAGCTGCGCCGACCGCGAAGACGGTGAGTTCTACAATGTCGGCAGCTGACCTGTTGGCACTCATCATCACTCTCAATCAAGCTGCCGGCGCCGCGACTGCGCAGCAATTGCCGCTTGCTTCGGCCATGGATACCGCGCTGCCAGAATTCGTGGCAGGAGACGCGTTCGACTTCAGCGTAATCAACACATCGGTTGTGGACGCTGAGGACGGAAGCATCACGACCAATACCGGGTGGACACTCGTCGGGAATATGGACGTGCACGCCTATAGCGCAGCCGGCTCGCTCAATTCCTCGGGGCGCTTCCGCGCACGGAAAACCGGTACTGCCGCTTGGACGCTGTACCGCATCAGCTAAAGCATTCCGAACGGGTGCAGCTCACACTTGGCC